AGACCTTCAATGTTAGGATTCAATCTACATTGGTAATATAACCATAATATCGGGTCAGTATTGTTCTTTTTTATACCCTTTATTATAGTCATATCTCACTTAGTGTTGCCACCTTTTGGTAATGCCCTGTGGGTGCATTTTAACTGAGCGCCTCTAAGATCTTCGATCAAAGAGGCGGATGTTACTAAATGCGCTCCATCATGGAAGACCCTTAAACTAAGTTTTAAGAGAAGGTTTACTAACCTTCTTCTTAGTCTTTGGTTTGAGAGTCTTCTTTCAAGGTTTAAGATGAGGTAACTTTGAGTACTTCCCCTTACTCATGTCAGTAAAAAGATTTATCTTTTTACAGGCACGAATAAGGAGGGTCTCTAAGAAACTTTGGGAAATTTTATTCCCAAATTCTATAGGAGAGCCCGAGCCTATAATTCCTTTATCTTTAGAGATAAAGGCCATAGGTCCTCGGGATAAGAGTAAAATCTCTCCTAAGAACTCATCTGGTAATCTATCGATGGTTGGCGCATCCCTACCAACAAGGAAGGATGTCGGCAACCCTTTGATAGAAGCTAGTTCTCCGAAAGGAAGATGGGGACTTTTAGCCAACGTGTTGAGTTCCTCATGGATTTTGGTGTCTGCCCTTATAAAAGGGGAGGCAATCAAAATCCATAGAGGTTCTCATTCACGAAGGAACTTAAAGTCCTTATCTTCCTTCTTTAAACCTAGAGACAAAATCCACTTATCGGCCAAATCATTATGGTCGTAAGCGTATTTTGTCACGTTAGCCAAGGCTTGCTTAAAAAGCGAAGTCTTGAGCTGCGTTATCACCTGGTTCAGTGTAAATCACTGGACAAAAGGGACTGTTTTCAACAGGAGGCCTAGCCTCTCATCCAGACTAGATCAGGGTATTAGATTTTCATCTAATACCTGTCTAGAATCAACGAGAGGTATGGTCTTCCCGGGTTTGGGTACGATATATTTATATATATCAACCCCAAATCTGGATCCCAGAACAACAAGGAGAGATTCAAGCGAACGCTTGAATCTCCCCTTGAATCCATAAGATCCGATTTTAAATGATCCACTCGAAATCTTCTTTGTAAAAGAAGAAGATTTCGGGGCCATGACCAGCAACAGGTTTGTCAGAGGTGTGCCAATTCCGTGGTAGTTTATTGACCGTAATAGTTCTTTACAAAGACTTAACAATCTTTGTATAGATATTACTGTCAATAAACCGAAGGGAAGTGGAGTTATATTAATACCATTAATAACTAGTTTAGATGCAAACTCACCAGAAATGTGATCCTTAGTAGGGATCACACTTTTGGTAAGTGAGATATCTACTCCTAGAGTATTAATGATATTAGTATAACTTAACGCAACTAGCTCATTTGCAATAACGACATCATCCCCCAAGACTATATAGTCATTAAAGGGATAGATGCCATTGCGATGAGCCGCTAATCGGATTAACAGATGATGCGTTACGGCTATGATAGGTCATGATGAGTACATCCCCATACCTTGACCGGTATTATATGTATATATTTTACCGTCAAGATAAAAGGGTGTACCAACCATGATTTTCTGTCATAATCGTACCGTTTCATCCGAAAATCCGATAAGTTTAAGGACCCCTCTCTCAAGAGAGATGGGGATTCGGTCGGTTGCCGCAGTTAGATCAAAGGATCATATTTTGATACCTTGACTTGATCAAAGTTTCATAACTTCAATAGAGGTCTCTTGCTTATACGTATAATCGGTACCCGTTTTACGGAGTATCGATATAAGTAAATCAGCAAGAGGTTTAAGAGAGTACTGGGTAATCCAGTCTGAGATAGCAATGATACGGACCTTTCCTAAACCATCACCAAAGACAGCTAGGCGGCGTAAAACACCACCTATTGTCTCTGATAATGTTTTAGAAAAGATCGGTATCTCAAGTATGGATAGTAAACGTGATAGACCTAATCAATTTAATAACATACCCGGGGTAGAAATACCCTGGGATGTATCATAAATTTTTAAGTCATCACGGATACTATTCACAAAGTCGTCAAGGTCTCCAAGACCTTCACGATACTTGACTTGTAGAGCTATCTCTAGTAGGATACGTTGTACCCCCTTCCCTATTGCACCACTTGCTACTCAACCAGAGAGTCTAGTGACTCCTGGTGAGAACAAGTTGGCGTGATCAAGTTTCGGATCTTCAGAAGTATGATCCGAATTGAATCTAAAACCTTTTCCAATCTTGGGGTAGGCTATACGGATTTCACTTAATAACTTAGATACATTCTCATTAACTCCCTCTTTAGGAGGGAGAGTAATTGAGGATATATCTAACTTATTAG